ATCACCATGCTCATCACCATCAATATCACCCGGATAATCAACTTGCCCTGGCACATCCATTTTGTACCAACCTTCTTTGGCACCTCGATCACGAATTTCCATAAACTTGGAAATAGTAGCTGACATCAATGCCGCCTGTTCACGACGAGATTCAGAATGTGGCACATGCACAACCTCGCAGCCATGCCCACCGCCAGCGTTTAGATGTAGATCAATGGCAATATCAAATTTGCCTGCATTGATGCAATGAATTTTATGCGCCAACTTGCCATAAAACAGCTGCACATCATTGCCCTTAGCGCGCAATAGAGCGGCAAGAAAGCTGATGATTTTTTTTGTTTCGTCATATTCATTCAGGCCATGTTTTTTATTCACCGCACCTTTGGCATGTACATGGTGCCCTGCACACAATGCTATTCTCATTTTGCACCCCATTTTTCCACTAGAAATTTAAACAATTCAGGGATGGCTTTGATGACCATCTGCAAAGACGCGATGGTCAAAGCAAAGGTTTCAGATAACCCAAGGCCAAGCGGTGGTGACAATAATGCGCTGGCGATGCCATGCTCATAGGTTGGAAAGCTGAAAAGAATCACGCCAAAGGCAACCAATCCCCAGCCTGCAAGGGCAATGGATAAAATAACCCATTCTCTTGCAGTGAGATTTTCACCTATCCTAAGTTTATAAGTGATGCCCGCGACAATCGTTCCGGCACTTGCCGCAGCAAATAGTGCTTTCTCAGGCATCACTCACTCCATTGGATTTCATCACCAAACCACCAAATCAATATCGGCTTGCGTCGTGCTTGTGCTGGCTGCCAACGTTTCAAGCTGAGCCTTTAAGCTCCTGAATTTTGTCAGCTGTGCTGATTTGAAAGTCATACCATCCGCAAACACTTTCTTGATCTGCGCGGCAGTGTGTAGAACCTCAGCCTTCACGCCTGTTGCATCCGTGCATTGGTATGGATAATCAATCCCTGCGCTGGCCACGGCAGTCAAGTTGACCTGATCTTCCAGCTTTGAGTTATATGTATGCGCCGCACCCAAAGCCGATGAAGAAAAACCACCGACAATCGCCGCTGCGCATGCAGTATTGATAATATTTAATTTCTCAGCAGCCGCCTTAGCGACATCAAGCACCCAACCGCCTGCACCTGATGCTGCCGTGGCATCCCACTTCATGTTATGCGGCGGAACACGCGCAGCTTGAGCGGCAAGTAATGCTGCAATGTTAGCAATGATAGCATCGCCCTGAACGTATGGATGTTTTAAAGGTGACTGATTACCATGCGAATCTGCAACGGTGTGCTGCTTGGGTGCATCTTGTGCATAAATTCGGTCAACCTTTCCAGCTGGCAACCCGCTATATACAACCCCAGACTTCGCACAGTCTAAAGCGAAGTTTGCTACCGTATCGGCATATGTATCTGCACCAACTCGTACATAAATAATCCCGTCTGGATGATGTTGAAATATACTCATGATACTTCTCCTGTAATTGTTTTAGTTTTGCTCGCTTTATTCAATGCACTCGCAACTAAATTAAGCCCTGTGTTATTAACATTTCTCTGTGATTCGGTTGCAGCTTGCACACCTGCCAAGCCTCTCACTTGCTCAACCATTAAAATCGGCATCCAAGCAATCGCACACCTATTTTCATCCTGAGTCTTACCTTGTGCATCCACACCCTCTAAACGCTGATACCAAGCACATCGGTGTAATGTTCCATCTTCACCTATTTTCTCACAGTCACTACCAAGTGGGCACGTTATTGTCGTTTTAATAGTCATATTAATTCTTCACTGCGATAATCATATTCACGAACTTAGGTGCGGTATTCGCTGCTGTTGCACCATGCGTATGTGTTGTTCCTGAGCCAGACCACCCAGTACTACCTACACCGCCACCAGTAGCACCTGCCGAAGCTACATATACACCACCTATTGTTGGGCTATTATAAGTATGATTATGTGACGCTAATTGAGCCGTACTTAATGCCGTTGCTGAGGTGGTATGTGTATGCGCTAAAAATGGGTCTTCTGTACCCGATTGACCTGCTGCCCAAGCAGTCGCAGTCACTATTCTCAAGCCTGCTTTGTCGAGTCCCGCTGTTGTGTCTTTAGTCCAGCCAGTAGGCGCAGCACTTTGATAAAACACCATCGATGTTCCAACATCAAAACTGGCAGGAATTACAGGGGTGGCGGCCAAAATCATGGCGGCAATGGTCGCATGGACTTGCGCATCATCATTAGGGTCCAGCACTCCACCCTCTAATTCAATGAGACTAACAAGCTCGCCTTGCACACTATTCAGCCATGCTGCGGTGACTTCCGTGGCAGCCAATGCCGTGGCGGGATCACCTGCTGTGAAATCATTTTGAGGCGTTGCCCCTGGTCCATTTACTTTGTGCATATCTTATCCTCCGTATGCGAAATTTACGTGCGTATGTGCGGGTTTATCTTCTGAAATGGCGCATTGCAAAAGCGCATTGCCCCAACTTGCCAAGGCTTCGCCAGCCCCCGAGCCAGCCACAAATGGGCGAACAGTCGCAGCCGGGGCATTGACCTGCCATGTGTACATCCAATCAGTGCCATTACTGATGACTTCACCTGCCAGTGAGCTAGCCACAAATGGGCGAAATTCAGTGATGGTGATGGTGAAGCCAAGCCTTGCTGCAATATCAATGAAGTATTGGCGGCTTTGGCCGCCGCGCTCAGTCAACTTACTATGGACAGCATCACGCCGACCCATCAAAGAGGGCTCCAATGGAGCGCAATCACCAGGCAATGCAAGTTCACGCTCCCAATCACCAAGCATTTCCGTGGCGGTGCGTGGATCGGCTTCGCTAATCAACACATCCACACGGCTATCTAAGCGGGCAAACTCTTCGGCCATGGCATCGAGCAATTTGGAAAGATTGGAGTCAACCGACTTATCAAGCACATCCGAAGGTGGCAATAAATCCATCAACTGCTGCCGATATTCGGCTTGGCTTATAGCCACGTAATCACTCCAAGCGTGGCAATTTCACCGATGGCATGCGTCACATCGGCAGCGGGAACACTCACCACATTATTGCTTTCACCCGCGGCGATAGAGACAGCTTCGCGAATATGGCTCAATAAAATAGTGCCACCGGGTATCGATTCGCGTGCCAACAAATCAACCAGCTCAGCGGTGACGGCGGTTTGTGTTGCAGTATCATTGGGGGTGACGGCAATGCTTAAAGCCAAAGGCGCTTCGACAGGTGCAACCACCGTCAGCGCTGCCGTGACAGGTCGCAATGCATCGATATATGCCTGCACTTCGGCAATTTTTCCAGCATTCGGAATGATGCTTGCAGGATCATCATCAACAACAAAACGAACGCTCACCGTGCCAATGCCCAACTCTTGCGCATAGACCCATGCACGGGTGACTCCTGCAACCTCCAATGCCCAAGTGACATAATCTGAGGCATTACCGCCATGCGGTGCGCTACGAATACGATCAAGGATGCGCTGACGTAAAGCCGTGTCTGATTCAGCTTCGCTGGCATTGATGATGCCCGTGCCATCCACTGTTGCACTGCTATTGATGCCAGCAATGGGCGACACCAGCGATAAAACACTTGCAGCAGATGTATTACCATCCAAGCCAGCCTGCACGGCAGTGATAGCCACCGTGGCCGTGCCTGCTGCAATCACCGCCGTAATATCGGTACTGAATTGCACACCATCAACACGCTGAATAAGTGTGCCGGCAGGAATATTCACCGCATTGGTACCCGTGAAAACCACATTGCCGACAGCTTGCGTGGCAGCTTTGCGGATTTGCGTCAGCCATACCGAAGCAAAACGATCGAGCATGTCGGCATCGGCTGTATCCACATGCAGCTGCTTGGAGAGCCATTCAAGATAACCATACACACCATGGATGGTGCCCGATTGAAGATGTGCAATCACACCCAAAAGACTGCGCCGCAAACTTGGGTCGGTGCCAGGTAAACGCACCCGAATATCGGCAATGGCGCGCGCCCTGAGTGTTGCTAAGTCTGGTCGTTGAAGTGCCATGATTAAACCGCCTTCCATAATGTTTCAAAATTGTATTGCAGTGCATCGCCATCAGGTTTGTTGATGGTAATTTCAATCAACAGCACACCTTGGCGAAGCCATGAGGCATTCACATCGATAGATTTCGCAATGCCATCGGCAACCAGCCATGCCAGCGCTTCATCAGTGTATTCACGTGCACGGTTCAATACCTTCGTCACCTGCTTTTCACGATTCAACAGCCACAGGCGTGAACCAAACACATCGCCAACGCCGTAAGCATCCGCCCAAAAGCCGCGCCGATCGCTGTGCCCTGCAGGCAGCTCATCATCAGCATGGGCACGGGCATCGGTGAACAGTGAAAGGATGACTGCGGTTTTCAGCCCCGCATCGGCCTGTAAATCAAACGCATCCAAGGCTAAATCAGCCTTGCTGGTGATGGGGTCAAATGCCAATGAAACATCCATTATGATGCACTCACTTTTGCACTACCTGATGTAATCGGCCATGTACCAGCACTTGAACCTGAAGCAATAGTGACAACATCGCCGACCCTTGCGACAGCCGCACCACCATCAGCACCAAGCTGAACATTGTCCGATTTTACGACTACTTTTGGCGCTTCCACTTCGATACGATCTCGATAAAGCACAATCTTCTGGCCTTGATCGTCATATATGGCCACTTCACCTTCGGCCAACTGCAAACGATACCGACGATCATCCACAGCAATCACCACGGTATGTGAACGTGATGCGCCCACACTGAGGTTGATGGTGTCAGCGCCAGGGTGTGGATGGCATGTAAAGCCGTATTGTTGCAGGCGTTCAATGATATCAAACAGCTCACCCGATAATGCAGAGATTTGCAGCGCTTGCAGGCCCTTAGTATCGTCAACACGCTTGACCACGCCGCGTGTCACCAGTAGGCGCAAACGCCTAGCCCATGGAGCCATCATCTTATTAAAAGTTCTCATCATGGCGCACTACCAAAAACCGAAGCTTCACCAGCAGGCTGAGGCACTGCCAGCACATCCAGCGCGCCTTTGGGTCGCACAGTAAGCTCAGCAAGCTGACCTTCTTCACCATCGATATAAGCCACATTGACAATCAATAACTCGGTATGGTTTAAAGGTGGCTCTTGATGTGGATCCGTGACAGGCACAAGCGTGTTCGGAAGCCATAGAACGAAGTCATCTGCATGCCATCCTGTGACGGTATAGGTGAGATCCTTTGCACGACCTGCACGCACATTGCGCTCAAAATTAGCACGCTTTTGCATGTCGCTGACTTCATCGACAAGCAAAGTGAGCGGGCGATGGCGGCCTTTTGGCATGCCTGCATCCTTTGATGTGGCATGCGCTTGCGTGGATGTCTCACCATTGCTAAAAGCATCCTGTGGGCCTTGGCTTTTGACTGTGTATTGTGAATAACGATCGCGCATCGATGAACGGCCTGTGCATGCCAGTATATTTTCACCATACACCAGCTTCCCCGCTGATTTATTATTGCTTGGCTTGGCAATCACCAGATTACCCAAGCTATCTGGAATAAGTAATACACCGCGATAGCTGGCCAATTCAGCCAGCAAATCAAAAGCAGCTTGTCCAGGCTCAGACGTGACCGTTTTAAATACGGGGCCAATATCGACACCCTCCGCCACTGAAACATAAATACCAAACGGCTTGCAGATGGTCTGGGCAATCTGCAATAAATTATTGCCATTGATTTGAATTTCTTTGGCAGAACAGTCCACCAAATCGCCCAAGGCATCACGACCTGTAAAATCAATGCTATGACTGGCTTTATCATACGAAACAGAGCGATCATCAATCGCCCCAGCCAGCACTTGATCACCATCAATCATCACTTGGCAAACATCACCTTCTTTGATCGCGTAGCGTGGAATGTTGCCCGTTTGCTTATCGGTCGCGCCCAATGAAAAGCTGCTGGAAATCTGCTCAATACCGCGATTGATGCGAACATTTGTCCAGCCACCAAAATCGATGCCGTTAATGGCTAAAGTGACCACGCCATTCATGCGATCACCTCTAAAGCCATACCACCAGGCACAAAGCCAGGATGGCGGATACCATTGCGTGCCACCAACTCATCAACACGGCTGGCATCACCCATCAATCGATGCGCCAGCACAACAGCTGGCATCACCGCTTGGGTGTTGAAAATATGAATTTGCGGCAATTGCGCAGCGCGTTCGGTTAAATCGGTGACCATGGCAGAGCGCAAATCAACAAGTGCCAAATAAACATCATCATTGGCGGTTTCAGATTCAGCATCCAACTCATCAGCAAGCCGATCGCGCAAGGCAATCGCTGCAATGCTACTTTCAGGAATAGCCACGCTTGATGCGCGGGTTTGCTCAATCAATGCAGCACGACGGGTCAATGCAATGGATGCGGCCTGATTATCGGCCTGTACTTTTCGAGCGGGTGTTGCGGATGATGTAGAGATGGATTGATTGTCACCAAAATTAGCCAGCAATTGCAAAGCAGGAATAGGATCAGCAAAGGTATTGCCCATGCCGCCAATGATAGAAACCATGCCATTGGCAAGATCAGCAGGCAGGCGCACCAGTGTATTCAGCGAGCCTTGCAGCGTCGTCAAAGCACCATAAAAACCTGTGACTTGCGCAGGGATGGCAGGAAAAGCCGCCGTGGCAGCATTCACAGCAGCCGTAGCACTGTTTAATCCTGCAATGGCATCATCAACCACCCAACCAGGTTGCTTGGCCACGCTGAAGCTTTTCGTGAAATCATCGGCACTG